CTTGCAGCAGCGAAATCAAACCAATACTACAGAATATTCAGAGTACATAATATTCTAACATAAAGTAGATAAACTACTAAGCTCGATAAACTAGGCGGCTTTCTCAGCCGCCTTTTTTTTGTTTTTTTTCCAAATTAGCTGTTGACTTTTGTTCTACAATATGGGATAAGGGATATAAGTTAAATGAATGGAGAAAGAAATGAAAGTAACAGTTTATCATAAAGACTTCGAAGTTAAGGGTGCTTATACTAGAGTAGCAGTAGTATACTGTGAAGGTATTACTGATGAGAAAGAAGCATGTGAGTATGCTTATCGCTGGACTCAGAACATCCACGATAGCTGGAGCCACCCAGAAGGTGTTGCTGACAAGAACGAGAATGTTTATATCGTTGGTGAGCTTCCTACACGTGGTGGAAAGACATTTGGTCTTAGATCTTCTATGATGGGCGATCGTTTCTATATTAGTAATGATGGTGGTAGTGGATCTGTTTATGATTGTGCAATGATTGGTTTTGACGAAGTACCAGCAAGAGAGGAGGTAGCTTGATTAACCAAGAGATCAGAAATAGGATTCGTCTTTCAGTAGCAGCTTATGCTTACGAGTACAAAGACGATCCTATCATGTCAGATGATGATTTTGATAAATTAGCTAAGGAAATAAATCCTGAAGAAAAGACAGGTAATCGTAAACTTGACAATTTCTTTAGGAAGCATTTTTCTGCAGATACTGGAATGTGGATTCATAGACATCCAGAGAGAAATAAGTTAGAGCAAATTTATTTAAATTATTTTCAGAAAAAAGGAAAATAACTGTTGACTTCTGTTTTACTTTATAGTATAAAGAAGGTATAGAAAGAAGGAGAATACATTATGCAGAATGCAGTTACAGGAAATTTTTACACAGGCAAGAACGAAGCTACTCTTCTTGCAGCTGGTTATGACGAAGGTGACCTTTTTGTTACTTTCAAGCAAGCTATCAAACTTGATGGTATCTCAGGCAAAGCTCTGAAAGGTATCAAGAAAGCTGCTACTCTTGTACGTTTTTCTAAAAACCAAACTGAAACAGATGAGACTGGTAAGACAGTTGCTAAGCCTATCTACTTTTCAGTTTTTGATCTTAACGAAGTAATGGCAAGGAAGGTATCATAATGACTATGAATATCAATTGGGGTTGTACACCTACAACAGACAGACTTCGCAATATGCTTTCCGATCTGCCTCATTTTCCAGATCAAGGAGAGGTTCCTAAAAAGTACACAGCTAATAAAGAGCTTGAGCGTTTTCGTAGAGCGCAGAATGTTGTACACGATATCTTTAACAACGGTTTGATGAATCGTGGAAAGCAGCTAAAGATCTTAGGTCTTAGAAAGTGTGATATGCCTTTCCCAGATGACTACAATATGAGAGGCAATTGGGATCGTATTGAAGAAATGGTTGAAGAGAAGTTTACTCCAATCATAATGAAAGCTGCTAGAGAGCAAGGTCTTATAACTTTAAGTGAGCAACTATAATGGGTATGTCAAGTATGATCCTCGATAATGAGGAAATGTTTTTTGATGGTGCTAACGATGTTATTATCGAATGTGATACTTTCGAAGAATTCCTAGAAATGATGAAACCACAAATGGACTTAGTTGTTCACTTAGATGATGTTGAAGAGCGATTGTCTGCAATGTACCATGATGCATGGAGTGACATGAAAGAAGAGTGTGGTCTATGATAAGAGAATTCATACTATATGTCTTTGTTACAGTATTTGCTTTGGGCTGGATCGATATTGGATTTGGCCCAGAGTACACTTGGTGGAATGTAATTTACCAGTTAGGAAACATATAAATAGCCATAAACAATTTGGATTAAATTATGGCTATTGCAACAACTTCCATAACAACTTCATTACTAGATACGGTTCTTTCTTCTAACACAAACCTATTACAACCAAACGTATTTAAGGTTTCTGTTAATAGAAAGAAGTTCCCTAATCTAGAATTTTTTGCGTCTGGTATTATTCATCCGGGATTAGGAATGAATGCAACAGAAATACCTTATAGAAGAATAGCATCAGTACCATTTGCAGGAGCAACTCTAACATTTGGTGAACTGACTATTGATACAATTTTAGATGAAAACTTAACTGCATATACTGAAGTATACAATTGGATGCACTATACTGTAAACAATGATGAGGTTCCACCTACCAAAGCTACAGAAACAGAACCTTCTACATATGCAGATATAAATGTTCAAATACTTAACAGTACTAATAATATTATAAAAACACTTGTGTACAGAGAATGTGTTCCTACACTACTAGGAGATATTAGTTTACTTTCTACCACAGGTGATGTACAATATATTAACTGTCCTATAAACTTTCGATTTACAACATTTGAGATAAAGTAAGAACTATATTATGAAAATTGATTTGCAGCACATCCTTGAGATGTGGAAAGAGGATTGTGCAATCCCTAAAAACAATCTTGATGAATCTTCACGATTGACTCCAGCCCTTCATGCCAAATATATGGAATTGTTAGCTCAAGCAAAGCTAGCGAAGAAGCGAGCTGAATTCAAACAAAAGAGTCTTCTAAAGGATAAATGGTTATACTATAATGGAAAGATGACTCAAGAACAAATAGAAGAAAAGGGTTGGGTTCCTGATCCATTTGATGGATTGAAAGTACTAAAGGGTGAAATGGAGCATTACTATGACTCTGATCCCGAGATACAACAATCAGAGGAAAAGATTGTATATTGGAAAACTATTATTGAGACCTTAACAGACATTATAGATAATATCAAATGGAGACATCAAACTATTGGTAATATGATAAGGTGGAGACAGTTTGAGAGTGGAAATTAGAGTTAGTCTATCTAATCATAGTATGTTAAATGTAGAAGCTGATTCGGGCATTGGTGCTGAGATATCAGACTATTTTTCTTTTTATGTTCCTGGATATAGATTTATGCCTGCCTACAAAAACAAAGTGTGGGATGGTAAGATTCGTATGTTCAATAGAATGACAGGCGAACTTAATGCTGGTCTTTACGTCTATCTTTTTAAGTTTTGTACTGAACGTGGTTATGAGATAGTATTAGAAGAAACAGAATATGGCTTACCAGGAACATTAGAAAAAGTACCTGATTATGACAATTGGATAAAGACTTGTCAGTTAAAGTTTGAACCATATGAGTATCAACATAATGCTGTCACAGCTGCTCTATCTCGACAAAGAGCTATACTGTTATCTCCTACTGGATCTGGTAAATCGTATATAATATATCTTATTATTAGATACTACATGAATATGATAAATGAAGATAAACAAATACTTATTATCGTTCCTACTACATCTTTAGTTGAACAAATGTATAATGATTTTGAAGATTACGGAATGTTAGTTGATAAAGCTGTGCATAGGATATATTCTGGAAAAGATAAAAATACTAAAAAAAGAATAATAGTATCCACATGGCAGAGCATATACAAAAATCCAAAGAAATGGTTTGAAAAGTTTGGTATGATTATAGGTGATGAATGTCATGGATTTAAGTCTAAGTCTCTATCTTCTATAATGAATAAAGCTACTGAAGCTAAATATAAAATAGGAACAACAGGAACACTAGATGGAACACAAACACATAAACTAGTATTAGAAGGATTGTTTGGTCCAGTCTATAAAGTTGTTACTACTAAATCATTACAAGATGATAAAACTTTAGCTGCTCTAAATATAAGTATACTTACACTAAAGTATGATGATCAAACACGTCAACAAGTAAAAGATTATACATACCAAGATGAAATAGATTTTATCGTATCACACGAAAAAAGAAATAAATTTATTCGTAATTTAGCGGTAGATCAAAAAGGGAACACTTTGGTGTTGTTCCAACGAGTAGATAAACATGGCAAGATTTTATTTGATCTTATAACAGATAAAATATCATCCGACAGAAAAGCATTTTTTGTATCAGGTCAAACAGAAACATCTGATAGAGAAGCAATTAGAAAAATAGTGGAGAAACAAAATGGAGCTATCATTGTTGCTAGTCTTGGTACCTTTAGTACTGGGATTAACATTCGCAATCTTCATAACATTATATTTGCCTCACCTTCGAAGTCGCAAATCAAAGTCCTCCAATCAATCGGTCGCGGACTCAGAAAAGCGGATGATGGCAGCGACACACGACTTTTCGATATCGCCGACGATTTACGATGGAAGAAACGAAACAATTACACGCTATCCCACTCGGAAGAGAGGATAAGGATATATAATAACGAACA